CAATCATAAATATGTAGAGGAGGATCCAGACAGGCTCACCCATCACCAATTCTTTTGCAAACTTAGCAGCCCATTTAGCATTTGAATCCATTGAGAGAACCAGCAACAGCACATACTGTGGAATCGATACTAAGGTCATGGCATACATAAACGGCATCCCTCCAGCTGGGTTTAGCTTGATATCTAAAAAAGAATAACTTTTTAGGTTGTTGTGAATTCCAAGCTTATTGACTGGAATGCGATAACGAGCATACTCGATCAAGACGGCTGTATAAACAAAGGCTAAGATGAAAAAGAGACCAATTGCATACCAATAAGTTGGAATATCCATTTTAGATAAGGTCCGCATAATATCTTCTGGCAAATACATCACCATTCCAGCCATCATGATGACGACTGAATTTCCCAAGCCGAGTGCGGCATTTAAATCTGAGAGCCAGACTAAAAAGAAGGTGCCTGCGATCATAATCATCGTGTTGACAACAATCACAAGAGCTGAATTTAGACTGGTTTGCAGAGGTAAATACATGGAAACTGCCAAGGCTTGTACTAAGGCGAGCAGCAAGGTTAGATACATTTTTCGTCGACCGACAATATCTGCACTGGTCTTTTCGAGATTAAAGCGCTTGGATACGGTAAACACCCGCCACAATATCATGGAAGACATCCACGGAGAAAGGCCGATTGAAAAAATCGACATTCCTCGTAAATTTCCTCCCATAATGGCACTGGATAATTGCAGGCCCGTCGCAGTCGTTTCATTCACATTAAGCACTCGCGACAAATCAACAAACGGCAATGCAATTTTACTACCAAACACATAAATAAAGACGAATAAAATCGTCCAACAAAATCGTTTCCCAACTTCTGATCGTTTTATCATGTTAATTTCAATAATTTTTCTTTCTCCGGACTTGCAGAATTAGATCTGACGAACTTAATTTTAGCTCATTGGTAAACTAACTATTTCAAATTAAGAATAACGTATATTTAGTTTGCTGAAATATTAGACGATAATGTTTCTTTCACTACCTGATTATCTTCTTCCAAGCTAGAAACCACAAATACTTAGCCTTTCTCGTTGATAAAGGTCACTAGCTTTGCTTGAAGACTCTCTAACTTATGAACTAGATGAGCATCCCATTCTAAAATGGAGATTGAACAAATACAATATCCTCAAAAGAGACCCCGCTAGGATGCCATCCATACGAGAATTCAGATCTCTCCATGGTTCATTCGTCTGATCATAAAAGTAGATGTCAATCTCATTAACTCCAAACTATCGGACAATTTTTATAATATCGTTCTGGGCCATTAAAGCAATACTTTTGGAAGATTAACCGAAAAGATTTATAAAATGGATTTTTATCTCTAGCCCCTTCTTTTTCTTCTACTTGTTTATTAAAAGTTTTTGCAATTGAACCATTAGTCGATTTGCTAACTTAATAAGTTTCAGACCACTTGTTGGTCACTTTTACACAGAATTCCGAACGAGTGCATCCTCATTCATTATAACATATTCTCTATCTGATTTCGTATTTCTCACCCTCTCACTGGAGCTAATTTCTCCATTAAAAATCAGCAAAACTATGTTAGGTTTTGCTGGAACTTGGCAACGTGAAATGACATCATTTCCTCATTTATTTATAGGATTATTTTTCTTCTTTTTTCCGATGACCCAATGAAGTTAAACCTGCAAAGAGAGTGGTTATCCCTGCAGGGTAAAGACCTTTTGAAGGACTCACTCCAGTCTCTGGAAGTGTTACTTTTGATTGACTGTCCTTTTGCGAAGAGAGCATAGACTCTGATGGGATCAAGGAAGTAGATGGAGATGTGAATTCTTTTTGAGAAGGCAAAGCACTTATTGATTCTAACCCACTTGTTGAGATTGAATGCGAAGATAGGCTTGATTGTGAACGACTTTCAGACAATGAAATAGTGACCGTTTGTGAAATCAAAACCGAATAAATCATATACATCTTTACAATGTTTTTTCCCTTCCTCAATCCAGTCCGCCACAAACTGCGGCACTACTGGCTTCTGCGGTTCGTCTAGTTGTTCAATTAAATCAATAAAACTTTTCTTTCCCATTTGAGAAATTGACACATAAGGCAATTCTTCAAAGTGTTCAATCAATTCTTGTTTATTCATTCTGCCACCTCCTTTGGTGGTTTAGGGTAACTCATCCAGAATACTGTATCTTCATCAGTGTTCTCAAAACCAATTCCTTCCCCATAATCAAACCAAGTATCTGTTATTATCCGCTTTGTCGTTGGATTATAGACAAGGACTTCTTCATCAATTTCTGGAGTTTTGCCATCCCAAACAAATTCAATGCCACCATTAAAATATTCCTTCTCATCTTCAGCAATATTTCTTGTTGTTAGCTTATTCCATTCCATCACTCCACCTCCTCATTCTTAATTTCTCCAGTTATTCTATTTTCTAAAGTGTGTTGCGAAAAACAAAGTTCACCGTCATAGTGATAATAATCTACAGTTCTTTCAATCCACTGACCCTTAGTATACGGATATCTTTTTGGTCGTTTCATTCTGTTACCTCCTTACTTTTTTTGAATTATTCCGTTTGAAGATAGGGTTCTTCTTTTCGTTTTGTTTTTGTTTGTGAAAGCTATTATCTTTTTCAAAGATAGATTGTTCATCTTTCATTATTTTATTCATTCTATATGGGTTCATTTCCTTGACTTCCTCTTTTTTAGGCCACACTGTTATTTCTAAAAAGAAAGATTGGTTTGGAATTTCGAGTGCAAAAGTCCTCGTGTTGTTTTCGGAAGAATTTAACAAATTCCCAATTTCGAGGACTAGTTCGGTTATACTGCTATTAAGTGTTAATCCCATTATTCCACCTCCTCAACTTCAAACAGTGGACTATTAAATACTTCTGCAAGACCTAATTTTTCAAGATCAGATTTCGTAAAATTAGATCTAAAACTTGGATCAAAATGTGGACCTAGTTCATCGTTGGATAGGTATTGTTTAGTAGCTTTAAACTTAACTGTGTACTTCGGTTCTTTCTCGACCTCGTAGCCGTCGAGCCAAGCACGGACAAAAGTTTCAATGTTGCCTTCGTAAAACCACTCTTGGACTCTCTTATCATGATGATCTTCAATCACTCTCATAGCCCCATAAACTTGTTCTTTGACAAGCCCTGCTCTTTCCGAAGGCGGTCTAAATTCTTCGGGAATCGTTGACGTTGATCGCTGTCGTATTTCACTAATTCAACCATAGCGCACCTCATCAAAAATGCTTTCTTCGCATGCTAGTCATCCCGTCGAACTTAAATCCGTGGTCCTTGTCAACGCCCTTGCACGCACGATCCATGATGGCCTGATTATAGACCGACTCGATATCAGCACTGCTCTCAAGATTACTTGTGATAATCGTGCAATTGCGGTTGTCCAAGATGGAAAACAGGATGCTCTTAGACCAGTCACTAATCTTCTCTTGTCCCAAGTCATCCAGCACAAGAAACGGAACTTTTGAGAGTCGAGCAACCCACTTCTGCTCCGTCTGTTCCTCGTTGCCAAAATCATTTCTGATTTTAGCCAACAGTTCCGGCAGCTTAATAAACATCGCATGCTTCTTGGTCCGATTTGATACGTCCTTGATGATCCCGTAGGCAAGATGACTCTTACCAACACCAGCCGGACCAAGAAACAACACATTGTTAGTCGCTCCCTTGCAATATTCATCCACTATCCTGTTAGCAGCAGAGAGCATTTCTTTCTGCCTAGTGGTTGTTGCCTCGAAGTTCCCAAGAGTCGCATTTCTCAATTCAGCATTTACGATGGACGAATTAAACAACACATCCAATCGTTTAGCTTCTGCCCGCTTGTCTTCAAGCTTCCAGTATTCCAGCTGTGTCTTCTGTTCGTCACGTTCGATAGACTCTTTGCCACAAGCTTGACACACCTCGACTTGATTCGGTCCGACCGCATACATCTGTTCACCATGTTTCGGGCATACCTTGTCAATTTTCGTCATGGCCCATCGGCCAAATACAATTACTTCCTTATCCTGCATGGCTACACCTCGCACAATCCATCAGATGTGCCAGCTTACCTAACACAGCCTTTGGATCAGGATGAGCTAACATGCGTTCTTTCATCGAATCACTAAGAGGGTAAAATTCCTTTTCAAACGCTTCGATGACATCTGCTAATGTAATCATGTTAAACTCCTATGTCATTGCTACTATTTCGATTAGAGCGAGGACCTTCGTTTAAGTAGGTTTCAAATTTTGTCCCAAACAAGGTCTCTGGTCTCAAATACTTATTCATATCTTTATTCTTCAACCAGTCCCGGCTCTTAGTATCGATTACCTTTTTAAAATCATCCAACCTAAAACCATCATTCCATCTAGCACGAATCAACTTACGAGTGGATTTCCCTGTGTGGGTATATCCTTTTCCGCATGTGTTATTGAGATGCTCGACAATTTCTTGGTAAGGAATAGTCTCATAGTGTGATTCGCCAGAATCAGCACTATAGGTAGTTAACCTATCCTTATCTAACCTATCCTTACCTAACCTAACCTGTGGCTCCGGAATGGATACATCATGTATACATTTTTTCTCAGTGTTAAAATTAGCCACTTTTGACTTATCATATTCCAAGTGAGATTTCTCATCCTGGTAAATAGTTGTTTGGAATCGGTCAGATTGGATGTAGTTGTGGATTCGCCAATGCCGAATGACAACCACACCACTTTCGAACGGGATCAGAAAACCTTTTGCGATAAGGATTTTCATATCGTCGTCGCTGGCTCTGATAGTCCGCTGAATCGTTCGAGCACGGTCGATAAAACCTTCATCATCTGCTCCCATGTTTAGATGAAAGTAGAGAGCTTGTGCAGATAGAGGCATCTCAAGAAAATGGTCTGTGTCAGTAATTTTCTTACTAAACATTCGTCTTTGTGCCATTTTGTCACCTCCTAAAATGGTAAGTCGTCATCCTTGATGTCCATTGGATCGCCTGCAAATGAAGGAGGCATTTGCTCATCCATAGAGTGCCGGTTGGCTGAATTGTCACGCTTTTCTAAACTTCTGAAACTATCAATAACAACTTCGGTCACATAGACACGTTGACCTTGTTGATTCTCATAATTACGGGTTTGGATGTGACCAGTGATGGCTACAAGATTTCCTTTTTTGATCCAATTTGCGAAGTTTTCAGCTAATTTCCGCCAGATCACACAATTGATAAAATCTGCATCATATCCGCCATCTTGATTTTTAAAATTTCGATTTACAGCAAGTGTGAATTGTCCAACTGCTTGATCTTGTGGTGTTCGATGCAGTTCTACATCACGAGTTAAGCGCCCAATAAGTACAACATTATTGATCATTTTCACCTCCAACCAATCCATCTGGCTTTGTCAATGGATCTGCCTTTGTCAATGCTTCTAGCTGTAGAAGCATTGCTTTTTCTTTTTCGATTAGCCAGTCCATGTGCACCTTGGCTTTTTCTAAGTCCTCGATGCCATTTTTTTTACGATAACGAAGCAGATACTTAAGTAGATTACCTAAATGATACCCTGTTAATTGTTCATCATTCATGAAGTTGCGATGAACATCAATGGCTTCAAGGCCATTTCGACCTTGGTAGTGTTTTGGATTGTGTACGTTGTCGCTCATGCTGTCATTCCTTTCACATTATTCTTTTTGTGGATCTCTGTCGCTCGCTTATTCAGCAATTCACGCTGATATTTAGCAGATTTGTAGTAGCGCATCTTTTCCTTTTGACGGATGATGATGCAACGCAATACAAAAATTGCAAATCCTGAAAGTACTGCATATGTAGCAAATGCTACTGCCAAGAAAATTTCAATAGTTGTCATTAGTTTCTACCTCTGCTTCGGTTGGTTTTTCTGGGAATAATTCCCGGTTGAATTTGTTGATCATAAAATCTTGGGCCTTGTTGGATTCTTCCATTCGTCCTACAATCTCGGCCCAGCGTCCAATGCTTCTAGAGTGTGAGTACACTCGTTGTTCCAATTCTTCAATTTTTTGTTGTTGGTCATATGAAACCTTAATCATCACAATCGAAAATAGCGGGAAGAAGAATAGAAGCATCATTGTCATGTATTTTAAGTTTCTAAGGCTCATGCTCGAATAACCCCGTCATTCTTAAAATCTACAGCCATTTGATGTAACTGCTCTTCAAATTCACTATCAGACAGCTTCATCAATTCAGCTTTTTCTTCGACCTTTAGCGGACGGTTGGCATCTTGCCAATCCATCATTTTCAATAATTTTTGAATGGGATTCATTTTTTCTCCTTCAAATTTTGTCTTTTGTTCTATAGCCCTTAAATTTATTTCGTTAACTATATCTTTTATGAGCTTTTGTAACTTAATCAAAGCTTCACTATAAGTTTCTGATTGTTCAATTAGCCAGTCAGACAATTCTATAATTTTATTTTCAAAATCCATCTCAAGACCGATGACCTTTCTATATTATGAAGACGCTACTACTCAACTTGCTGTTGAGAAAATGAAATTTTAATTTCAAATTGTTCAAGCTGAGTGATTGCTTCTTTCAACTCCTCAGTTTTTTTTACGACTTCGTTCAAGATTTTATTTAATTCGTCTAGATTTTCTAAAACAATGTTAATTTTCCCCATTTTTAAAAACCTCACAATATACGTTCAATTCCATTTTTAATTTCATTTTCATTTTTTCTCCTTCAAATTGTGTTATAATTAATCTATAGTTCTTTCAAAGTGCCTTTCTTTAAGGCGCTTTTTTTATTTTTGTAAAGTACGGCAGAATCTGAGAGCATCTTCCAAATTATAGAGATACTTCCCACCTTTGCCAGATTGTTGAAATTGAAATTTCCCTTGATCTCTCCACTCTTCCAGCTTGGTTCTGCCCCATCCAGTTGCTTCCTGCAATGCCTTGATGGGTACCCATGTGATTTGCCTGCTAGCTCTTCTTTGGGCTTCTTCCATAGCTTTTATGTTGAGAGTTACAAGTTCTTCGAACAACTTATCTTTAAAGTCGGTTCCGAATAGCTCTAAGACCATTGCAAAATCCTCTCTATTCTTTATTTTTCTTTTGTTCTATAGCTCTTAAAACTATTTCATGAGCTATATTTTTAGTTAGCTTTTGGTGAAGTTATTGTGACTTTTTAATGATGAACGTTCCAGATGCTAGATTAAAAAGAACTTTACCATTTTCTGAACTAAGGACTTGTTTTTTAACAAGTTCTTTTTTTAATTTCATTTTCATTTTTTTCTCCTTATACAAATTTATTTCAGCAGAGTATTAGGAAATGATTGCTTAATTGATATCTGTTGAAGACGCTCCCGACCATTAATATAGTCGATTTGAATCAGGGTTTCAGGAACTTCGTCCGTGCTTGTCTCCCAAACGATGTTAATTCCTTGTAAACCGATATCTTCAGCTTGAAAATCAACTCCATTTAAAATAACGTGAGGTATGCTAGAATCATTGCTGATCTTAATTTCTAGATTTTCGATTTGCAATATCTTTTTTAAAGGTTCGTCCATTTATTTCTCCTCACCCCACCAAACTCATCTGTCCGTTGCGGGCCTTGATTTCAAGTTTAGTATTTGCTGATGGCTCCCAGCTATTCCAGTAGTCAAAGGCTTGTTCTTCGTCCTTACGCTTCAGCAAGTCATAGCGAGGGATCCGGAAGTAGTCCTTGAAGTCTTTAGCCGCCTGAGAGAAAACTGATTGTGCAAAATGTCGGTCACGGTATGCCTGGCTGTCTTTGCCACCAAGCAAAGCAACGACTTTCTTCTTGCGTAGTTTTTCCAATGCCAGACAGACCGAAGGGTTGACTGGTTGCTCATTTTTCAGATAATCGACATCAGCTGACAAGATGGATTGCCCTTCTTTCAGCTTTTTCAATTCCTGTAGCGCATGGATCATTGCGTCTTCTACAACTAACTCGGTAGGTTGAGTAGTAACTTCATTCATTATTCAAATTCTCCTTCTAAAATGTTGCTTTCTTTGCGGATGTCGTTCAAGTCGTTAAAGAATCGAAGACCTCGGCTGATAAAACTGTCAAATTCATTTCGGATGATTCCGTCTGCTTTAAGGACTTTCTCTTCATCTGCGTAGATTAGACCGCCCATGCTTGCTAAGAAATCATTTCCTTTTTGCAAAAGACTGGTGATATTTTTGTAAGCTGATATCTGTTTCTGTACGTTGTTCAGTTGACCCCGTGATTCTTCAATCGCTCGAGTCAATTCATCGTACTGAGCAGATTTCTTATCGACCTCTTCACGCTGGGCCAGTGTGTCAGCAAGTTGCTTTTTGATAAATTCAGAGCGTTCCTCAATGGCTTTGACCGTTTTGGATAGTTCCTTATTCTTTTCTAGCAACTGCTTGTTTAGGTCCTGTGTGGCCTTGTAATCGTCTGGGATGACTTCCTTGATGGTTTCCTTAACTTCGACCTTGGAAGATTTAATACGCTCGTTTTCAGCTTGTAGACGCTTGTTTGCAAGCTTGCTGAGGTTGAGCTTCTTCTTGATTTCCTGAAGTTCTCGTACCGTTGGATTGTCACCGTCTTCGATGCGTTGGATCTGCTCCTCTCGCTCTTCTTCAGGAAGAGTTGCAATCAGATGAAGTGCCGTAGTTCCTAAATTTCGTAACGTTTCGAAATTTGGAAGTTCATTTGCTATCTTCATTGATTTACTTGCGAAATCTTTGTCAATTCCAAGACTAGTGTACCAATCCATAAATTCACCATGTACCAGATTATGTTCTTTCACATGGTTCAATCGTCTGCCGATTTCCCAAATGGACTGACCGGCTATTTGTTTGTGGTGACTGATTTCTAGCTCAATTTGAGCTAGGTTATTTGATAAAGTGATTTCGTTCATTTCCTACTCTCCTAAATCAACCCAAGTCTCGTCGATACCTAAAACATCGCAGACTCTATTTTTGAGTCTGTCACTGCCCTTCCCATATTTCAGTAGTTCTGAAATGGTAGGTTTCTTCACTCCGCAAGCACGAGCGAGATGCGTCTGTGTCATTCCTTCTGAACTCAATTTTTCTTTGACCAATTGAATCCATTTTTGATGTTGTTGGCTCATTCCTGACCTCCTTTTTAAAAATTTATCTAAAAAGTTAGCGAATTTATTGACAACTCTAGTCAAATGTTTTAAAATGAAAACATAGAGAAAAGACCTACTAAAAGTAAGGTTTACCTATATAAAACAGACGCCAATCAGTTTACTAGGCTTTATTTTTTAGTTGTCTTATTCGCTAACTCTTTAGCTTACGATTATTATTTTAAAACATTTGACTAAATATGTCAACTATTTTTCTACAAATATTTTAAAAATTTTTTTCGTTTGCTTAGAAAGGTTCTAAAAAAATGTTCGTAGCATTCGATAAAATAAAGGAATTAGCTGATAAACAGGGGATTTCTATAAATGTTTTGGAAGAAAAACTTGGTTATGGAACTAACACTTTGTATCGATTAAAAAGAAGCAATCCGAGTTCAAAAGTTTTAAAAGAAATAGCTGATTACTTTAATGTAAGCGCAGACTATTTACTTGGTCGCACGGATAATCCTACTATTGCTGGTGATTCAAAAGAGTATACCTGGCAAGGGAAGCCTCTCAATGTTGAAGAAATGGCATCTAATGTCATGATGTTCGGTGGTCGAGAATTAACAGATGAAAAGAAGAAAATCATACAGTCTATTATTGAAGGTTATCTAAAAGAAGCTGGTGATTAGAGGTACTGCTTAGTGACCGAAAAAGAAATTATAAGCCATTATCAAGTTCGTATTATTGATTTTGATGGAGATTTAATGCCTGATGAACTCGGATTTTACGAACAAGAAACTAATACAGCTTTCCTATCGAGTAAACTCAACAAAAAAGAGAGAGTTAAGGTACTATTGCATGAACTGGGGCACAAGGACCACACACGTTCAGAGTACCAGAACGCTCGCCTACGATGTGAAAATGAAGCTGATAGGAATATGATCCATCATCTTGTAAAAGATGCACTAGATAATCTAGAAGACCCTAGAGAGTTTGATTACATACAATTCATGTCTTACTATAACCTGAGAACTATAACAAATGAAATTATGGTTCAAGAGGAATACTTAGCATTGGTCGAATGAAAGGAGACTCATATGTCTTACTCGTACGTTGCTTTAGATGTTGAAACTGCTAATGATTTCAGAGGAAGCATCTGTTCAATCGGTTTGGTAAAGTTTCAAGATGGAACTATCGTTGACACCTACTATACCTTAATCAATCCCGAAACAAGTTTTGACACCTTCAATATTTCTATTCATGGTATTAAACCTGAAGACGTTGCTGATGCTCCTACATTTCCGGAAGTAAGGCAGGATATTGTTGATTTTATTGGTTCTGATATTGTTGTATGTCATTTTGCCCAATTTGATATGGGAGCCATGAATGATGTTTACAATAAATATCAGTTGGATTATGACGATATAAAATATATTTGTTCGTATAGACTTGCAAAAGTTGCTATGCCAGGACAATTAAATTATAAGTTAAAAAATCTTTCGAAAGCATTGAATATTCAATTAGACCATCATAATGCTTTGTCTGATGCGAAAGCTAGTGGTTTAATTCTAGATCACCTATTATCAGCAAACTCTTTTTTTGATCTCAATGACTTTTTAAAAGAGTATCGTTATGACAAGACAGGTCTACTTGGCCAGCATGGTTTTAAGAGAAAAAAAGACGCTAAGTACAAAGATAATCTCATCTATACTCCTACAGAGGAGGAGAAAGCAGCAATGGACCCAGACCACTATTTCTACGGATTGTACTTTTGTTTTACTGGAAAATTAGAGAGAATGACCAGAAAAGAAGCCAATAAGGCGGTAGCGCTTGTTGGTGGAGTCCCAGAAAAAGGTGTCACTAATCATACAAATATTCTAGTTGTCGGTGAACAAGATTGGCGTGTGGTCGGTGTAGACGGTCTAAGTAGTAAAATGAAGAAAGCACAATCATTGCTTGAAAAAGGTCATGATATTGAAATCATGACAGAAAATGACTTCATAAAGTTACTAAAATAAAAACCACCGCTAACGAAACGATGGTGATTGATGAATATATGGCTTTAACAAGTCAATATTAAAAATTACCGAAAATCACACATTTCGGTGATGATTAGGAGTGATCAATTTACATGAATGACAATGAACGGAAACGAAAATTAACGACTGCCAGAGATATGCTGCTTAACGTGGCCCTAAATCCGCACAACCCAAAATTCCTCTCTTTACCACAACACGAAGTTCTTCGTGCCAAAATTTTTCGTTCTGAAAACAATAATAAACAGAAAAAGTTTATTAGATATAAAAGAGGAACTATTGTATTTATACATTTTGGAATAAATACAGGTACAGAGTTCTCAAACTCTCACTTCGGAATAGTGCTAGACAAAGACGATCATCCTAAACAAGGAAAGCTGACCATTCTTCCACTTACTTCAAAAAGCGGGAAACAAAATATTTCGATTGGGAAAGCTATCTTTTCTGGAATTATGAATGATGCTGAAAAACAAGTGAAAAAGATGCAAGAAATCTTGAATATGACTTTTGACCTTGAACGTTTACATTATTCATTACCAAAACCTCCTAGCCACTTCCATATGAGGGAGAATCACCCTAATTATAAGGATTGGCATGAATATTATAATCGACACGATCCAGATGGCAAACATATACCGGTTGCTAATGTCACAATAAAGCAATGGATCCAATCAGATTTAGATAAGATTAATCATTTGAAGAAGCTATATCGAAATTACAACAAGGTTTCTTATGCAAAGATTGATTCTATTACTTCAGTCAGTAAATTAAAAATTGCGAAACCAATAAACGATTTAGATCCTGTTGGGAAAATTCAATTAAGCAAAGAGACGATGGACGAAATAGACCAAGCTCTTGCAAGAAAATTGTTATCTGGTCCTTGGAGACGTGTTGACAAACAAGCAGAATAGTGTTAAGATAATGGTGTAATCTTGGCAAGATATCTTGCCATTGAGGAATTATTTTGTGTCCAAAAGGACTCACTGATAGCACCTGTCTTAAAAGATAGGTGTTTTTCTTTTCTATAAATGAAAAAAATCCTCACACCGCCGACCAAAGCAAATTGTGAGGATACACTGTATAGTAAAAATAGGCATTAGAAAAGGCCCCTTTTACTATACCCATTTTATCAAGAAATGAGGTGAAATTCAATGGAAATAAAATCATATAAAAAGAAAAATGGCGACACAGCCTATAAGTTTAGGATCTATGTCGGCAAAGAAAATGGAAAGGACAAGTATGTAAAGCGTCAGGGCTTCCCGACAAAAGCCAAGGCAAGAGCAGCACTTCTCCAACTTCAAACCGACCTTGAAAATAGCGAGGAAGTCACTGTCAAGGAAATCACTGTTGAGGAAGTCGCTGAAAAATGGCTCAAGGAATATGCTGACACAGTACAGGATAGCACCTACATCAAGACCGAACGGAATATAAAAAATCATATTTATCCGAATTTAGGAGATCAAAAAATATCTTCTCTCACTCCTCTGCAACTTCAGGAACAAGTCAATGCCTGGTCTAAAAAACTTGTTTACGGGCGTAAAATGAAAGGCTTGATGAATAACATATGTAAGTACGCTATCAGACATGGCTACATCTCAACAAATCCGGTTGAGAGTGTAACAACGCTTGTCAGAAAGCAAGTAGATACAGATAGCGATTTTTACGATAAGGAGGAACTGAAATCTTTCCTTGAATTAGTAGACCAAACAGATGAATTGAGAAAGAAAGTCCTCTTTCGTCTTCTAGCCTTCACAGGAGCTCGAAAAGGGGAGGTTTTAGCCCTCAAATGGGAAGACTGGACCAATAACACTCTGAGCATAAACAAAGCCATTACGAGAGGATTTGACGGGGAATCTGTTGGTGCTACAAAAAACAAAAGTAGTAACCGATTGATTAGCTTGGACAAAAAGACAAGTGATCTTCTCACAGAGTTGAGAAAAATGAATCCTACTACTACTTATATCTTTGAAAATGAATTTGGGAAACCAATACCAGGAACGCTACCACGGAAATGGCTACAACAAATTGTCAAAGATTCGGACATGCGTCCAATTAGGATCCATGGATTTCGTCATACACATGCCAGCCTATGTTTCGAAGCTGGTATGACACTCAAGCAGGTCCAGTATAGACTGGGGCACTCAGATTTAAAAACAACCATGAACATCTATACGCACATCACCAGAGAGGCTAAGGATGATATTGGTGAGAAATTCGCAAACTATATTGATTTTTAAACAAATAATATAAAAACAGACCCTTTGGACAAAAAAGGGTCTGTTTTTGGGTCTGCTAGTTTCAAAAAGGTTCAAAAAGGAATAGAAAGTATAAAACAAAAAACGTTGTATTTACAACGTTTTAGAAAGTTTTAGAAAACTTTAGAAAGTATATATGGAGCCGGTGGGAGTCGAACCCACGTCCAAACACCTGCCAGCATATTTGTCTACAACCATAGGTTATGTCTTCTT